TCCTCGAATGTTTTAGCGTTTTCAACGACATTGACAATCTCCTGTTCTTGTGGGGTGAATTTAACTCTTAGAAATGGTCCAATCTTAGCATGTAAGTTTATCTTATCTGCGAGATTGAATTCGTTTATATCTTCATCTCCAACATCAAAGAAATCTTTATCATGAAGTTCTCGGTATCCTCTATAGAATGTTTTAGCAATTCCTAAGTACTTATCTTTCATCAACTTTTCTATTCTAACATCTTCACAGACATTTACAAACTGTTGTGGTGCTAAACACTTAACAGTCCAGTCTTCGTTGGGTGTAAAGAGGGCGTGAGAAACCTCATGAGCAACTAGCATATCAAATACCTCATTGCTAGCCTCCCAGATAGGAAGAGTAAGTACTCTGCTATCTACATTAAATTGAGCAGTTTCACACTCTCTATGCTCTACCACAATGTCTTCTGTGGCCAAAAGTTTGGCCAGAGTTCCCTTAACCTCTAAATTAACTGTCATGGGGTGTTTGCTTATATGTACATACTATAAACGCTCCCAGAGCGTTTGGGAGCGTTTAGTAGACGGTTTATCAACTGTCTGCGTCTGGCACGTGCTTGACGTAATGCCTGAGGTTTAAGATGGCGTTTCGATTCCTTCTTGGAATGATGCTGCCAATTAGGAACTTTCATCATCCTTACCCCACGCTTCTGAGTCGCCAGTGGTCATCGCACCACATACAGTGTACTTGTCTTCTCCGCCAGGTTCATTGAGATCTGCTGGATTAGATCCAACCTGAACGCATTTTTCTTCAGACATTGTTCTGTAGCGTATCCATGATATTTATTGTAGGGAACCATCCTAAATCAGTCAAGTCCGTTGTGTCAGCACATAAAGTGTCTGGCTCTCCTGGGGTCTCCCAAAATATAGGTAACTTCCTTCCCATCGCTTTTGCTATGTCCATCACAGGAACTGGTACACCAGTACCAATATCAATAACACCAGTAAATTCACTAGGCATTATATAAGCAATAGCTCTGACCACATCCTTCACATGAATATAATCTCTTTTATGTGTAGTAATATACTTGGCAGTATTTTCTTGTAACATTCTATAAAGCATATCAGACCTACTATCCTTTTCTGCCCATACATTAAAGAACCTCATACCCACACTGTTAGGTGGTGCCATGAGTTCATTTGCTTTCTTTGTTATTGAATATGGATTCTGCCACCACTCATGTGCTCCGGCAGAACTTGCATACAATAACCTAACATTATTCTCTCTACAGTAATCAAATATAGGTTTCGACTTCTCTACATTATTTTCCCAAAACTTTTCTGGATCTTTTATACTATCCCTAAGAGCAGCAAAGGCAGCAAGATGAATAATCACATCATAATGCTTGGCAAACATACCAGAAGGTCCTACCCAATCTCCTATATCATCAGGTCTATCTAACCCATCTACCAAATAACCATAACCCTGCTCATGTTTTAAATCATAAAAAACATGACTGCCAATAAAACCCTTATGTCCTGTTACTAAAATTTTCATAATCCAATACGAGAGAATCCTTTAATCTTTTCAAATCTTATAACGTTGTCAAATTTGTCAAACATACCTTCCTTATGGGATATAACAAATATATTAGCACCCTTGATAACAAAACGAATAATCTTAAGGAAGTCTTCATTACCAGAACCATCAAGTGAACTGTCAAACACCTCATCCATTATAAGGAGATTAGTATTTGTGGAATTCTTATAAGCGGCAATCTCACGCCAAGTAAAGAGTAGCGCAAGATCTATCCGCATCTTTTCTCCCTCAGAAAAACTTGCATATGAGAAGTCTTCATGAATTGGTGATTCAACACTTTCGTTAAACTCCTCATCAAGAGTGAAGTTAATATAGAAGTCCATCATCTGAAGGTATCTGTTAACTTGTTGGTTAATCAGTGGAAGATACTTCTTAATGATTGTCTTCTTTACTCCACTATCCTTGAGTAAACCAAATGCGAAGTCATGTTCTGAGATCAGTTCTTTTTGGGCAGAAACTTTCTCGTATGTTTCTGCAAGGTTATGTTGGTATTCAGCTAATTTCTCATGCTCAGTATTTCTACTTTCAAGTTGGTCGGTAATTGTTTGAATCTCCGATTCCAAATCCCTTGACTGTCGTTGTAGTCCAGAAACGAGCGTATTGTTTTGAGAAATGCCATGTGTTAGAGTTGTAATCTCCTTAGATAATTGGTTAAAACGAACCTCTCTTAACTCCTCTTCTTGTATCTTGGACTCTAATTCGGAGAGACCTGTTTGGAGTTCTTTTATAGAGTTATTGAGATCCGCAATTTTATTTACACGGAATGATTCTTCTATGGATTGTGTACAGGTAGGGCATGATACATTTTCTTCAAAAAAGTTATATTCGCTACTGACTCTTTCTTTCTTTGTTTGTATTTTAGCACGTAATGTATTAAGTTGTTGCAATGAACCTCTAACATCATGCAAATTTAAAAGTTTACTATCAAGGGTTTTAAGTTCTTCGGAAAGCTTTTCATTATTATCAATATACCCTTTAGCTTCCTTTGCAATTTTTTTAATTTGACTTTGTTTCTTCTTGATATCTTCATGACTGGTTTGCTCAATTGTTTTAATGAAGTCTTCTTGCATTGATACCTTATCAATTAAACTATCTTTCTTTAATTCTAAGGTTCTAACTTCATCTCTCTTAGATCGAAGTTTTGCTTTAACCACTTCACTCATAGCAGAGAAGATTTTTATATCCAATAGATCCTCAATAACCTCTCTACGATTAACAGCAGTCAATTGCATAAAAGGAACAAATGTACTAGATCCTAATATAACAATTTGAGTAAATGACTTAAAATTTAACTTAAGAATGTTCTGTTCAAAATGTTTTTGCTGCTCAGCTGCATTAGCAAACTGATCCTGCATCTTTCCATCAATCCATATCTCAAACTTATTTGGTTTCAATCCACGTACAACTTTATAATCCTTACTCTTTACATTAAATTCAACTTCAACTACACCATCTTTCTCATTGGTACAGTTAATTAATTGTGATTTAGTAATCTTTCTGAATGGTTTATTAAATAACGAAAAACACAAAGCATCTAAAATGGTGGATTTACCCGAACCATTAGTACCCACAATAATATTTGTGTCATATTCAGTTAAATGAACTTCAGTAAACTGATTACCAGTACTTAAAAAGTTTTTCCATCTAACTTTCTGAAAGGAGATCATGATCTAAATCTTCAGGAGGAATTACAATGTCATTTTTAGTAATAATAGAATACCGATAACCGTTAGTTTCACAGACATTAATAGCAGATTGATCTTCCACTTCGATGATATTCATCTCTGGGTAACCCCTCTCCTCTAGCATCATAGCATATCGCTCGGCATCATCTTCTTCTACGAAGAGATATAACACCTTTTGACCAAATCGATCATCAACAGCATATGCTCCACTGTCTTCTTTACCAGCAACGGCAAGTAAGTGCATTAAGTCACCTCACATGCCTCCCTATACACATTCTCTAGAATCTTTTTAACTCTAGATTTGTCTATAGAGGATTCTACTTCATCAACATACTGACTTAATAAACTAAGTGTGTCTTCACTTTCTTTTCCTTGATTTTCATAGGTTACAAAACCAGTACCATAATCAAATGATTCAATAGTCTTTAACTCTGCAACACCTGCCTGATATAACTTATCAATAAACTTATCTAACTTAGATCCTTTACCTTTATCCTGGATCATTACTTTGACTATCTTATCTTTATAAGGTCTTGCATCAAACGTTTGATAGTTAGTATCATTAAAATATATCTTTTCAAAAATACCATAAGGGTTATCAACAGGAGTATGTTCTAAGGTTTCAGTATCGAAGATATGAAATCCCCTAACATCTCCACAATCGTTCCAATAGATTTCGTATGGATTGCCCAGATAATAAATGTTATCTTGAGAATTCCTATGATGATAATGACCGGAGTATACCTTTTCAAAGTCTTTATAAATTCCTTTGTCTTGTCCATGTTCCATTACATGATACGCATTTGCTAAGAAACCATTTAATTCTAAATGTCCCATTACAACACGACATTTAGATTGCTTCAGTCTCTTATATGTATTATCTTCGTTCTCTTTATTAACCCAAGGTACAAATGCTATATTTAATCCACCAATATTTAATTCCTCATATTCACTGACAACACGGATATTATCGTACTCTCGTAATAATAATTCGCAAGCATTGATTGCATTAGTGTTTTTATAGTAGGCGGTGTGATTTCCCACAATAGTCGTAACACTAATTCCCCTATTGCGTAAAGTGTCGAAATAGTTGTCTTTGGCCCACTGGAGAGCAGAATAATTAATGCCTGTACGGTTATCGAAAGTATCACCCATATCAATAACGGTATCGATATTATGAGTCTCCAAATATGGGAAAAAGATTTCATCATAGAATTTTTGGAAAAAATCATGAAATAACTTTGAATTTTTACGAGCACCAAAATGCTGGTCTGTAATGATTGCTAATTTCATATTTGAACGTAAAAATTACCAGATAAAGTTATGCGTGTATCATCATGAAGTTGTTTAGGAACATGATGCTTAAAATGAGCAGGAAAAGCAACAAAACGTCCTTCTTTAGGAGGTACTTTCCTTCCGCTTTCAGTAAAGACTAAAGGAGCATGATAATTTTCACATTTTAAAAAGTAAGCAAAACTATAATGGTATGGTTTATGACAATGGGAATTAGCGTAATCTCCTTTATAATAAACATTTGCCCAAAAATTTTTACATTGTAACGGAACTCTTGATCTATCAGCCATAGCTCCTGGTTTATAAAATCTTTCTATCTCTGCCTGTATGAATGTTTTAAGATTTTTAATCCTAAGATTATCAGGTTCCCAATTCCATATAGTATGAAATGCTTTAACATTACTATGCTCACGTGGAATTGGATTACTTATATCCAATAAAGACAAAACTTCAGGTTTAAGTTTATTTTGGAAAAGATAATCCCCAATTAAAATAGTAGAAGATTGTGAAACCTTCACTGATAACCACTCCTCAATTTAGTATGGATATTATCCTTGATGCTATTATAATCTGAATAGTTGCCGCCGTCAAGTGTGTTGTCATCAACCATCACTTGTTCAAATCCAGAACGTTCTAGAATCTTATTCTTTACTTCCAATTGACGTTTTTCCCGCTGAATACGTCTAAGAAAAGCGTAATGTATGATCTGGGTAAAATAAGCAAAAGGGTTGCTAGATTTAGCAGGATCAAAATTATTGATATACTGAACACAGTTTTCAATTCCATCACAAACCATATCGTCTTTGAACATGTAATTTACAAAGTTGGGTTTGTACGACAAGTGTGTCGCAATCTTTAAAAAACATTCACCCAAATAGTTTGTAATTCTTGGTTTATCTTTACCGAGTTCTTCTGCTTCTTTTACAGAAGTTTTATACGCAACAATAGCAGCAAGAAATTCCTTATTGTTGACGTAATGCTCGGAACGGGCTCTCCGTCTTGGCATAGTTACTAATGACATGAGTATCTCTCACCTATACATTATTATATCAGGGGCTTGACAGATTGTCAAATCTTCATTAGAATAACTCTGTTAAGGGTTCAGAAAAAGCTTTAGGTTTCTTTTTGTATATCTTTCTTATAGAGTTGCTCTAGCATTCTTTTAGCGTCTTTGACACTAGATATGTATCCCATACGTCTATCTATACGAGATAGATTTCCTTCTTGAGAAGACTCTTCAACATATCTTTGATGTATCATAATCATTTCCATATCTTTACATTCTACCATAGTCATTATATTTTTCATATCTAATACCATCATATCCTCATCATTAGTCTTTAACCAAGGTTCTACTTTATATCCTGCAGTAATATTACCACCTGGCAATTTAACGTGAGAAACTAATACTGGATGATGTAATAATAACAAAGTTCTATTCTCTTCATCACAAGCAGCTATACGAGCGAAAACTTCTTCACCCGATATTAATTTTAATGATGCATAGAAATCGTCTTCCATTATTTTTTTAACTTGATTGAGATTATCTCATAATTGAATTGTTCTTCGTTGTAAGTTTTGATCCGTTCAATTAAATGATTTAAAGTATAATTCTTGCGGGACTGATGTGTACAGTCATCCGCAATATCATACAGCATTGCTTTTACTTTGCCTCTTCCTTTTCTAAGGACTCTACCAATGGATTGGAGATTTCTAACTCTGGACTTGGAGGGGCTGGCGAAAATAACGTTGTGCAACCGCTTAATGTTAATGCCAGTACTGAAAGTACCGTAAGACGCAATGATGATAGCATTTTTTTCTTGCTCCGTAATGGATCGAACTTTTTCACGGTCATCAGCAGACACCCCACCGTGAATAAAAAATATTTTACGAGATGCTGACTTATTATTATTTATTAAATTATATAACACTTCTCCATGTGACTCTACCCTACTATAAAGTAATAGGGTATTACCTTTTTGATCTAATGCTAGGTTCTTTAAGAAGTTATTTCTTTGTTCATGTTGTATAAGATATTGTATTTCATCTTCATATGTTTCAAATTTAATAGGCGGATGCCTTAAAACGAGACATGTAATGTCGAGTTTTGCTAATTGACCTTTCTCCATTAATTCTTTAGTCCTTGTCACTTTATATGCTGGACCAAACAATCCTTCCAATACCCACTTATGTGTTTGAGTTCCATCCAGGGTACCAGTAAAACCAAATCGATACTTTGCAGTATGCAACTTAGTCATGATTTGAACTAATGATTTAGATTTAAATTGATGTGCTTCATCTCCTACTACTACATTAAACTCTTCAAAGTACTTCCTTGGTAACTTATAGATAGATTGCCACGTTGTTATGGTGACTGGACATGATGTCTCCTTCTCTCGGCCTGCGTATATTCTGTGACAGTATGTCTCAGCATCCCAACCATACTCTTCAAAATCTTTATACATCTGCTCTACGAGAGATGTCGTTGGGACAACTACAAGACTTCTTTGCCCTTTACTTGTGTAGTACCTCACTAGAGCGTAAATCATCAACGATTTTCCAGAAGCAGTTGGTGATATCAATAATCTTCTTTGATGTCTTAAAGCGTCGTACACTCCCTCTATCTGGTATTCACGTGGAGTATGATGGGATATAGATGTCATATAATCTTTAACACCTTCCATCGACACCATCTCATCAACTTGAAATGGTATACCAAAATATTTGTTATCTAAAAATTTATAATCGTATCCGTAATTCTTACAAAAAGCAGTTATCTTATCTAATAGACCAACGTATATTTCCCCTGTGTGGGTTGAGAAAAGACGAATTTTCCCATCCCAGTGCTTATTGCGATACTGTGGCATGAACTTGGCCCCAGGTACCTCAAATGTAAAATGATCTGAAAGTTCTTGGTATATGTGGGGTTCTGCTTTAACCCGAAGAAAGACTTCATTCTTTTTCTCAATTTCAAGATCAACCATAACCAGCAATGAATTTCTGCCACTCGATTGCATTCTTAATCTGATAAGTCCGATTACTTATCTGTTTTAGGATGCTCTCAATATAATTTAGGAGAGTTTCATAGTAGTCTATTTTAAGATTTATATCCCTTAATTTCTCATCTGCATCAAGATACTTAGTCATAGTATCCTTATCTCTTATCTTCTTTCCAAAAGGATCTTTCTGATATACCTCTGGGTCTGCTTTCCCAGAATAATATTCATATCTCTCATGCCTAATATTCTTTCTTTGTTGCTCTGCTTTCTTTCTTAGCAACAAGAAATTATTAAACATATCATGGTACTTAGCATGTAATGATGGTACCTTTAATGATTCTGTGTGTAAATTATCTGGATCAATCTGTGAGTCTTTCTCCCACATACTTTGTAAAGTTTCAAGATTCACATTGGTTGTCCTTGGTTAGTAAGTATTTCGTAGATAGTATATTTAAATGTTACTTCTGCTGTGAAGTAATCAACACTACCAGGTGTAGCATCAAACTGTAATGATGTCAATTCAGTTGGCCACATATCAGTATATTTTACCATAAATTGGGGATTATTGGTAGAGTCCATTACTATTAATGTACCATCACTTACCAAGTTATCAGGGTTTTTTGGATCAGCATCTACAAAATCTGTATTACCACTCCATAGATTGTAGATCTCAGTTAAACTATCTGGAAATCCAATACCACGCATCCAATTTTGGATCTGCATATAGTTTTCAAGATTCTCATCAACCAAAAATCTCAATGTGAAGTCTTGAAACTCCATCTTATCACCAGGTTGAGGAATATCTCTTAGATAAGTTGGTTGTTCCGCAGCTTGTATATTAAGACCAGGAATCTGTGCTGTATTAGCAAAGAAACTTACTTTAGGACATTTGACCAATGAGAATTTAAACCCAATTGGTGACAGAAAATTCCTATTCTGTATCTGTTTTTCAAATGGATTACTCGTTGCCATCTCTATTCATCTGCTCTTCAAGTTTTTCTTTCGCTGCTTTTATACCAGCAAGTCTCACTTCTAATGCATCCTCATAACGATGAAGCATTTTTAATTTAAATTTTTGACGGTCTTCTCGACTCATCTTAGTTCTACAGAACATGGTAAAACGCAGGTCTCCGTAGGGCTATTTAGAGAAAACTTAAAATACTTTCATTCTTACTATTAATCCTTTCTTCAGTCAAATTATAATATTCTTTATTTTTCTCAATTCCAATAAAATTTCTTCCACACTGTTTAGCAGCAACTCCTATTGCTCCAGATCCCATACAAGGATCTAATACATTATCACCTATATTAGAACTTGCTTCAATCAATCTTTCCATTAATCTAACTGGTTTAGGTGTAGGATGATCCTTATAATGTTCAATAGGATTTCTCCAAACAGCAGATTTGCAATGCTCATTAAATGTAGCACCAGATTTCTTACCAAATACACAATTTTCGATACTTGATAACCATATATACTGACCATTCATAGGAGAAGGATTAGTCTTTTCCCAAATACAATGTCTAACTGATAATTTATGCTCTATTAATTTAGTACGAATATGTGACACTTGAACTGAACCACAAAATATATAAATGCTTCCTGAAGTTACTCTAACAACTTCATCAATAAATTTATCTAAAGGAAAGGTGATAATATCTGCATGACTTTTATCCAAATTTCTTAATCCACCACTCTTACGATTAACTTCATCATAAGGTATATCAGTTAACGTTAAAGTAATACTCCCATCTGCAAGAGACGGGAGTATATTCATACAATCATCATTATATAATTTTACATCACTCATATTTAAATTGCATAGTAGAGGGACATACTTTCATTATAACATCCCACTCAATAGGCATATTTATTGTAGTCCATGCTCTATTTCTTGCATACTTTAAAGGCTTTCTAGGGAATTTGTCATTATCAAATCCTGCCTTCAATTCCTTTCTCCCTATTAATGTTGCTTGTTTATAATATGGTTGTATATACAATATACCATTATTTATTTTATGCGGTGCTACTGCCCAACCAAGAACAGGCATTTTACCAGATTTTTTACCAAAATCTTGACTCACAGTTTCAGCAAGAAAATCATTCCAGTTAGCAGTTGAATCTCTAAACTTATAATCAATAGTATATCCTTCTGTTACTATTTTCCTTGTTTCAAGATTTACAATATTGAAGGTAGCATCTACTCCTGCTTTATTCTTAAACTGTGATTTAGCATCAGATCCATAGTTATCCTCAAAAGAATCAAAATCAATCGATAATCCTTTCTTTTCAAATTCTAAATTTAAAGCATGAATCACCTTAAAATGATTCCCTCTCCTAACAATATTTTTCTCCTTTTCTAATGACTTATGGAAATCATGCATTTTATGATTTCTCAAATAAGGGTCTCGAACAGAATAGGACATAATAAATTTGGAATCAATCTATAGCATAACATAAAAAAGAGAGACCCGCAAGGGATCTCTCTGATTGAAACAATTCGTAATATCCGAATTACATGAGGTTCTTAACTGCAACACGTCTGTAGTAGCGGTTGCTGTTAACACGTAGACGGCCAAGTCCCTGAGTAACTCCCTCAGCGAATGGGTTTGAAACCATACCGTAACGAGTCTTAAATCCAATTTTTGGTTGGAATGTGTTCTCTCCAACTGCACGAACCATCTGTAGTGGAACGTATGGGCAGTAGAACAGTCCAGCATCGTAAGGAGAAGATCCTTTGTAACCAACAACATAATACTGATTACCACCTGATGCGTTAGCAGCAGTTAGGTTAGCAGAATATGGGTCGATGTAAACTCTATACTTACCATTGATTGTACCAGCAAATGTGTTACCAGTGTCATCAACGTTAAGGTTAGCGTTCAATGCAGGAGTGTAATCGAGTACACCAGCCATTGTTAGTGCAGAAGCAACGTCTGCGGAAGTAAGGATAATGTTACCCTTTCCACGACGAGTTCTTTGTGCAACAGCGTTAGCATCTCTTTCAATCTGGAACAGAAGTCCTTTGAACTTCTCAACAGACCAACGACCATTACTGTCGATGTCTAGGTCGAAGATACCTGCTTGTGCAACGTTAGAAACAGCACCCTGCTCTGCAACCTTATAGATTGTTCTAATGACTTCCCTGTTGATTTCAGCAAGGATTTCAGTAGAAAGGATGTTAGCAAGTTCTGCTTCAGCGTTAAGGCCGTGAATTGCCTTAAGGTCTTGAGCAAGCTCAAGTGAGTACTCAGCCTTGAGTGCTCTGGACTTAGCAGTCACAGTAACTTTCTCAATGCTGAATGCCATTTCAGCGAACTGGTTGTTTGCGCCGTTACCTAAGTTTTCAGCGTCACCAGTTACCATACCCTGACCAACGTTATAGTTAGTTGAGGTGGCAGTACCAACTGGGTTCAGAACGGCAGGGTTGCTACCAGACTGACTGATTGTACCAATACCAGCAGGTACATCAGAGAATGCAGAGTTGATACCAGCAGATCCTTCTCCACCGAAGTCGTTGGAAGACTGACCTGAGAAAGCAGTGTTTGCTTCGTTGTAGAATGCCTCAGTACCACTCTGGTTAGTGTAGCGTGAGCGCATTGCGAAGATTAGTCCTGTAGGACCAGACATTGGTTGAACACCAGCCAAGTCATAAGCGACTAGGTTTGGCATTGAACGTCTGATTAGACTAATCAATACTGGGTCGAAACCAGCAACTGGACCTGCAGCAGCCGCAGATGAACTGAAACCGCCCTGGGTTGCAGCTGCGTTGCCTGAGTTAGTTGGTGATTCCATCAGGGAATGACCCTGACTAAATGCTTGTTCCTCTTTGAGGAATTTTTCTTGGTTCTCTAGTAGAACTGCGGTTACCGCTTTACGATGTGCGTCTTGGATTCCACCATCGTGGTCCAAAAGGGGCTTCCACTTTTCGACTAGATGTTCTGATTGGAACATCTTAATTTACCTAAGTGTTTTTGTTTGAGATAATGTTAAATTCAGGACTTCATCTTGCCTAAGACATTCATGTAATTTTCCATTGTACCGGATACCTGCTCAACAGGTGTTCCGTCAGTGGATTCCATCAATGTATCGGCGGATGATTGAGGTGCTACCTTTTTGTTAGAGAAATAAGATTCTCTCAGTGTGGTTAGCTTCTCTTTATACGATTCTTCACTTTCAAACTCGACACCTTCAGCAAGTGTAGCGAGCTTCTCTTTCTGAGTGGCAGCAAGGCCTTCAGAAACATCGGAAAGGATTACGTCTGATGTAGACTCAGAAAGTCTTGCATTCAGAGCAACGTTCTTCTCGATTTGCTCGTTGAGTTTAGTCTCCATGTCATCTAACTTCTCTACCATAGTAGAGACAACATCATATTTTTCGTCAGGGATAGTTACATAATGATCTTCAAAAAGACTCTTCATTCCACCAAGGAATGATTCTGTCATTTCTGTTTTAAGTCCGTGTTCTACAGCGAGTTGATTCTCTGTTAACCACTCTTGAGCAACGTACTCAAGATAAGAATCAGTCCGTTCTGTTAGTTCGGTCTTATGTGCTGCTACTGCTTCTTCGATTGCAGTAGACTTTTCTTCATCAAGTTTTGCCTTGATTTCGGAAACTTTTGCGTTGATGGCAGCTTCAAAGATTGTTTTTGCTTTCTCTTTGAATTCCTCAGAGAGTTCTTCGCCACCTAATAGAGCATTGACATCATCTTCCATGTCATATGTCTCGATTACTTCTTCTTCAGCAACTGGGGTTTCTTCCTTAGCAGGTTCTTCGGAAACTACTTCTTGATCTGCTTCGAGTTCGACTTCATCACCTGATTTTAATCCAGATGCTTTTTGTACTCCCATTGCTCCTGTTTTACCTTTACGGTTAGTAACCACATCGGATACTTGCTTAATGGTGCCACCAGGTGTTTTGATTTTATTAGAATCATTAGTTGGTGAAGCATTCTGTGGAGTAGGTCCTCCTAAATCTTCCCAAGTAACGGGTGTACCGCCAGTTGTCAGTTTAGGGATAGCCTTATCACCAGGATTAGCATTTGCTGTTACGGCATTAGCTTCCGATACCTTTTCCATTTCTTGTAGTTTGCTACTCGCCATTTGAAGTTTCCTCGAATTACCTTGTTGTAATCTAAATTTATTTATTAAAGTTAGAGATTTGATAAGAAATTATTAAACAGATCCAACTTGTTCTCATCAAGTTTTTTCTGATCAACTAAAGTGTTGATAGTTTTGTAGGTCTTGCGAGCCATTCTCTCACGGAGAATTCCGCCGTCCCAAACCCAGTCCTTACCTTCCATAATCCCTTCAACAAAGGCATCTGGAGCAGAAGGATCAGCAACTATGTCAGCAGCAGTTGCTAACATAAAGTCGTCTCCTACGACATTAATACCCTCACGTGTTGCTTTTAGAGAACCGATTCCTCTAGAAGAAACACCGAGTTTTACTCCTTCCTCTACTAAGTTAGCAGCAATCTTACCCATTGGAGTGCCAAGAATCTTAGCTTTACCAATGAAATTAGCACCACTTTCTCTTAGAGAAACGATTTTATGAGACACTCTGTCTAAATTAACAGTTGGTCCCTCTGGATGTCCAAGTTCACCGAGCGCACGTCCTGATTGGATGTGATTCTCGTTGTAACGTCCTACTTCCTTCCTAAGAGTTTCCATAGGATACATCCGCCCATTACGATTAGTGATGTTTCCTTGGAGGAAAACACCTTCGATATACATAGATTTCTTGCCGTTTTTGTTTTCGACTAGAAATTCTACCTGTTCAATTTCTTCCGTAATGAGTTTCATTATGCGTCACCGCTAACTTGAACTTGTTGAATATTAAGGACATTAGTACTACCTACTGTAGTAATTCCAGCCACTTGGAAAGTTTTTCTCAACTCCCCATCATCACCACCACCTGAATCTGAATTGACCCAAGTACCACTAAAACCACTAGAATCAAAAGAAACAGTAACTGTTACGCACTGTGCTAAATCTCCAGTTGAATCACTAAATGATGGATAAGTAATAGCAGTGATTTCGTGATGTTGGAAATTCCAACCAGATTTATTGCTGGTTAAAGCAACTCTATCACCAAGTTGAAATGGAGCACCAATTACACCTTGTGGGAAAGTGCAAGTGGTAAGAGCCCCACCAGTAGTTTTTTCAACATAAACTACCCGTTGAGCACTTGGTTGACCCAAAGAGATAACTGCTTTTTCGTTACTTTCAACAAAGTAATTTGCAGTAGTTGCTACTGGAGTAGATCCAATTGCAACATGCACACCTGAATGTCCAGTATTGACAACCCTTAGGGTATCAGATTGTTGTGGCAGCGATGCTGATTGAGCACTACTAGTAGTTACTGCCAATACTACATTATCACCTACAGGATTGTGGGCCATTACTCTTCTTCCTCAGTTGTTTCTGGTTCTGTTGCATCCGCAACTGGTTGATCATCTACTTCAACTTCACCTTCTACTTCAGGAACTTGATCTCCAAAGAGACTGTTTGCAATTTCTGGTTTTAAAGCATCAACTTTATCGGCAGTTTTTGCATACAGAAGATCCTTAATAGCATCACTCACCTGTGAAGGTGAATCATTTGCCACAATAGCATCCATTAAATCGTCCATACTAATGGTCATAACATTTCCTACTGGTTATTTATATCTCTCCACCCTTAGGTAGTTTTGTCATCCCTGCATCTTTCTTTCCTTCGAGGTTAGGTTCCATAATTGGAGCCCCTAAATCACCTCCTCCAGCAGCTGCTTCTTCTCCTACACCTGGTGCCATACCATTAAATCCATCAACTGCCATTGCTGCTTCTGCAGGATCTTGAATTACACCTTCTTCAATTTCTTTTTCAATAAGTTTATCTTGATCTAAGATATCCTCATCAGTTTGTCTAAGAACTTGACGACGAACCCAATCTTGAGAGTAGTACTTACCAATGTAAGGTTCTGCCTCCATAGCAAGAGAGAATCTTTCTCTTTGTAACTCAGCATCTTTAAGTTCTGAGAAATGATTATCATAAACAAAGTCAAACTGAATGTTCTCAGACATTACCTCCCAGTCTTCTGGGGTGCAAACGTTCTTAAGAAGACATTGTGTTCTTAAAAGATCTAAGAATAGATTAGCAAATCTCTTACGTAATCTACCAACAAACTTGGTAAACTTAAGTTCATCTCTTAAGATCTCAGAAGATCTGCCCAAGTTAAACCCACCGTCTCCTTCAATTCTGGAGATAGGAACATTAAGTGACTTATAGAGTTTCTTCTTGAAGTACTCGATGTCGGTGATTTCTCCGAGGTTTTGTCCTCCTGGGAGGGTTGAGATTTCTGTTCCACGGCCGCCCTCTCTTCTTGGTAACCAGAAGTCCTCCATCATAGACATGAACTTCTTATCATCACGGATTTCTCCAGTGTTTGCATCGTAAACTAACTTGTTACGATACCTCATCATGACATCACGTAAGTATTGTTCTGCCTTCATCTTAGGAAGGTTACCTACATCAATATAGAAAATTCTACGTTCTGGTGCTCTTGATAGTCTGTATATAACCAAACTATCCTCAATCATCCTAAGTTGATTGAGTGATTTAATTGCCTTATGAAGGTACGAAAGTACTGTACCTTTGTTTCTATCTACCAATCCAGAAGTACAATAAGCAATGGAGTCTTTCGAGAAACGAACTCCTTTGGTGTCAGTTAAATTAGCAGATGGACTTAAAGCACCACCAGTGGTGTCTTTAGTACTATAGATGAAATATTCTTCTATCTTAGGGAATGCTTGATGAATACTATTAACTTCTTTCTGACCCTGGATAGCAGATATTCTACCTGCATCACCCTCTTCTTTTACAGCGTGTCTGATAAAACGCATTTTCATTGCGTCAATATAACGCAATTCCTGTAATCCCTCATGGGGTTTCTTTAAATCAATAACTTTATGATAATAAATTCTACCATCAACATACCAGTTACGGTATATTTCATGAGATTTTTTATCAAAATCTAAAAGTTCTTTAATGAATTTAAATTCATCTCTCAGTTTCTTCTTAATACCATCACTAGCATTTAACTTTGAGAGTTCTATTTCTACAGGACTTTCGTTGGTATCTGATACTATTGCTTCTTGTATAACATCTTCAATTGCACCATCCACTTCTGGATGTAATGCCATCTCTCTGTATCTACGAACTAGTTGAAACTCATTCTTAAATACACCTTCTAAGTCTACATAGTTGCCAAAAAACCCCGAAGTCATATAGTAATCACTCTGGTCCTCCTTGGCATTGGGGACCGGTGATACTACCGACTTCGGAGTTTCTTCATTATTCTCAATCGAGAATCCAAATAATTTAGCCATCTATGCTATAGACTATACCGTTCTAGTATTTAGTATAGCACAAATATTACCTTATGTCTGCAGCTTCAGCAGAACCAAAGGCTTCAAGGTATTGAACTTGGAATTCAACAGTAAAATCTTCTATTGTGTCACCAGTATCATAGGACAATGCTATCTCAGAAACGTTAGTTGGGAAGATATCAAAGAATTTGTATGCTCTCAATACGTTTGCTGTTTCAGTAGGTCCAGCTCCACTTATATCATTAACTGGTGATTCGGATGCAATAGTTGCTCCTCTACCCAGTTGATACACTAATGCATCTTGCATATAAGAAGTTGGTGCAGTTGCTCCAGTGTTGTTATCCAACTTGGAGATTCCATTCATCCATGCTTCAAATGCAGTTCTAAGACGGAAATCTTCGTCATTAATAACTGTAATTGTCCAAGGATCGAAAGTTCTGTCTCCAGCGACTTTCAAAATACGACCCCTGAAAGGAACGTCAATTGGTGCGACGTTGGATGCAGGAAGGTTAGCAGCCTTACACATAAAGCGTAAGTTGCTCTTGTCATCATTGTTGTAAGATGCGCCAACATAATCTGGGAAGTTAGGAATTGCTACTTCAAACAGATTGGGACGTGCGCCACCACCTCTCAGTTTACTTTTAAACTGAGAGATATTTCTTACTGATGGAGGGTTTGGTGCGGTTGCCATTTACGTGTGCTCCTTAATTATACTCTACCAGCGACTTCCTCGAAACTAACACCTGTGCGAGTAGCAACAAAGGTTAGTGAGACGAAGTTGATAGATTTGCTAGGCTTGAGGAAGATGTCAGCACGGAATTCATTGTTATCAATGACATCTGGTGTGTTGTTTGTCTCGTCGCAAATTACTAGGAAGTCATAAAGACCACGCTTGCTTTGTACGTCACGTAGATATGGTTCTACGATGTTAACAAAGTTCGCACGAGTAATTTCGTCGTTGAACTCAAAGAGTTGAGCTTGTGCAGCTCTCTCTAGTGCCTGCTCGACTGTAAGGAACAGTCTTCTAACGTTAATTCTGTCAAACGCTGAGGCATAACCTAAGGCAGTCTTGTCTCCGAAGAGCATGATGCCGATACCAGGACGGAATACAATCGGGTTGATCCGCTTGGTGTATAGTTGGTCTCTTTGTGCCTGCGTAGGATTATATGCTAGCTTCGTAGCGTTGTTAAGAACACCACGTTGCTGTCCTGCAGGTGAGAACCAAGGATAGAACTCTCTATTAGTTCTAACCATTAGTCCAGCAATGTCACCGTTTGTTGGAACCCAACGGAATTCATTGTTGAACCTATCAAACATATACTTATAACCACTGTCTATGATCAGATAAGAAGATGAATTTGCTCCATCTAAAGTGGCGATAACGTTTGATGTCTGAGTTGCAGCGTTGGTGATGTTAACAACGTCTCCACGTTGAGGACCAGCAACAGCAACACAATCTTTTCTTGTTTCGGCAATGTCTGCCAACTTGTTAATCTTGGCCTGTGACTCTGCTCTTGTGTCAGAACCAGGTCCATTGATTAAGTAATCAACTGCAATTTCATCCTTAGTTTGGAACTTATTGTAAGAAGTAATAAGAGCACCAAGTGTTGCAGCATATCCATTTGCAGATGTATAGTTGTTACCACCCTTAAGTGCATAAGTGGTAGCACCAATACCTGCGAAGTACTTCACATCTCCAGCATTCTGAGCCCACTGTGCATCAGCATTACTGATAGCAGAGAATTCCGTACCACCGAATCCAGTATTAACTGGTCCGATTAAACGCATTGAGTCATATGCTATAGATGGATTATATCCTGCATATGTCTTCTCAGAGAAGTCTGCAAGATAATTCTTGTACCAAATCTTTTGTCCAGCATTTCCTGAAGATTCGCAATCAAGTGCCTTAGAAAGTGCAATATGCTTTTCAAGAATATTGCCTTTGATACCAGTTATGTCTCCAGTATCATCAACAATACAAATATGCATTGCATCATTTCTAGCACCTCTTTCAAGAGCGTACTGGTTTGTTACTGGTTTTTGAGCAACTGCTTTCCAGTAAATGGTTGCATTATCTAACTGGAGAGTTTGAGCATCATACCAATCAGCAACAGCAGTAGGAGTTAATGCAGAACTACCAACTGTACCAGCAGGAAGATTAGTGAATAGACTATCTGAAGTACTAAATGCGTAGATACCACCTTCAGTATAATCAACTTTAGTTTCAGTTGAACCACCACCAACTGTTTCTACACGAGAAACAATCTTAACATCGATAGTTGAATTACCACCAACAGCGTCAGTAGAAACACCAGTAATGATACCTTTAAGGTAACCTACGAAACTAGTAGTAGAACCAGTTCCAGGAAGAACTGTACTTAAAACAGAAGTTATACCATAACCAACAGTTACACCAGAACCAGCAAGACTAGTAGAAGTTACAGTAAGGGTTTGATCAGCATAGTCATCAATAAAGCAGACTTTTAAATCTTTTGCCCAAGTCCCAGGGTTCTTAGCGGCGTAGTAGAAATCGGTAGCACCTGTGTAGTTAGACTGATAATCGTCATAACTCTTAATCTTCAGAGTTGTGGTATTGGCAATACCCACACCAGCATTAGCATTCTTGAGGTCATCGTCGTCAGTTCTGGCAACCTTAAGGATACCACCATAAGAAAGGAATGACGCTGCTGTCATCCAATACTCATACTGACTGTCGGTGCTCAATGGCTTACCGAAAGTGTTGATTAAATCCTGTTCTGTTTCCACAGTAATAGGATCATCAATCGGTCCAATTTCAAAAGGACCTGCGATTGCACCGATATTATCGAGTACATTATCCGCCCTTCCTACTGTTAGATCGACTTCCCTGATTAATACACCAGGTGATACTAACTGAATAGCCATGCTTGCGTCCCTCTGAGAGTTCCCAATTTCCTACAAATTATTTATTGAAAGCTACATTTTCAGAGGGGAAACCCTGCATGAACTATCACTTATACTCCCACATATAACTCATATCACCATAAGTGGATTCTATATCATCCCTATCTGCCTTAGTCCATCTTTGCCCATCATCATCAACAATATAATCATCCTCCAATCCATCAAGCATAAAACCGAATGGTGCCATATCCTGTTCTATTTGATTCTTTTGTTCTTCATATAATCTCTTTCTTACGTCTTGGTCTGTAAGTTCTTTAAAATAATCTTGTGCTACTAACCAAGCATATATGACAAGACACATTGCAAGGTCATCATTACAACCATCATCTGCCTCAAAGGAATTACTCTTTGATATAAAGGTAGTTAATTCTGAAATAATATCATAATCTTTAAATAAAACCTTTTCAGACTCAATCATAGTCTTAAGGTTTAATGCACCAACCTTTTTAACAGTCTTGGACATCTTAACACCCAGTTGTACCTTACTGCCACTGAAACCCTGTCCTATAACTTGGCCAGCACGTCCCCTCATAGATGACATAAGGAGGTTAGGATACTCAAAATCATAATTAAGAATAGATGCTACTTGATCTCCAATATCATTTACTTCCACTAATATGAAGGCATCATTGTATCCTTTACAAGTTTCGTATATAATATTAGGGAATAACATAGGTTTAATCTCATTATTCCTATATTTTGCTACGACTTGATGAGGGAATGTAGTGATGTCTACAATTATAAATGTAGAATAATCCTCTCCTACACCACGAGCAACGTCTACCGTACAAACATAATCATGTTTTTCAAGAGGTTCCTCATATAAATCCAATCCTTCCCTAGATATTTGAGGTTTCTCGTATATAAGGTTCTTAAGCTTAGCAGGATTAATTAAAGTATTAACAGATCCTAAGAAATTACATTCAAACTCAACTTTAAATTGAGCTTCCGAAGTGTTCTTAATAGTCTGTTCTCTCCATGCATCGTCTCTACCAGGTACTTCACTCCAATGGACAACAGTAGGTACATATTCATTATCTCCGTTCTCAGCATCATGCCACATGCGATAGAAGTGGTTCATACCCTTAGGGGTAGAAACGATGATAATCTTAGTTGATTTACCAGATGAAATTGTAGGATATACTGAACTAAAAAAGTCGTCAGCAATATGATTAGGAACGAACGCAAATTCGTCTAAGAATATGATATTAAATGTCATACCCCTGACTGCAGCAGCAGATGTAGATGCTGCCATAATCTTGGAACCGTTCTCCAATTCTAAACTACCTTTATTCCATACGAGAATACCCTGTTGCATCCATTTGGGTAAGTTCTCATAGGCAGTCTGGAGTCTTGCTAACAAGTCTCTGGCAGTTGCTGCCTTGTTTGCAAGAATACCAATATTAACATTATCATTAAAGATAGCATAATGAAGTAGATATGATACAGACGTAGTAGACTTACCAGTCTGTCTAGGCATCATACAGATATTAAATCTATTATCATGAAATCTATTAATTAATTTTTCTTGAAAAGGCCACATATCAAAGGGAACTAAACCCTCATCAACGTTTACAATCTTGATATATTGTCTAGCAAAATAAACTGGATCAAGTTTGCACTTGATAAATTCTTCGACTTGTTCATGAGTAAACTCAATCTCAGTATTTGCTTTCTTGAGATTGGGATTACCAAGATATACTTCTTGAGCCATAATTAAGTTTGACGATAACCACTAACGATAAAAGTACAGGTTGCTCCAGCACCAGATGATTCAAAGTTACCAGTACCAACGAACAAAGCATCTCCAGAATTTTCCAAAACTAAAGGAGATGCATAAACATCAAACCTATAGTTTCCTCTATCAGCAATACTTTCATCTATAATTCTAAAATCAGGAGAATCTTCTGTTCCACCATTAGGAACAAAGTAGATTTGAGCACTGGTAGATGCACCATATCCAGCATGTGCATACACACCATCTATGTAAATCTTTTTATTATCAACACAAGTAATCACTCCTACCGTACTGCCATATGCAACCTTAATAGGGTTACATATTTTCCCATAAACAATTGGATTTGCCATAATTACTTAATATTATTAGTTCTAATTGCTTGTATTTTTTGCAATACTTCTTTCTTTTTATCAGTCATATTTGTTTTCTTTTGTGCTATTTGCTTAGATTGTACTTCATCAACAGTAGGACATTTAGAACTCTTTACTCCAACATCTTCTGGTAATTGTAAAATTGGTTTAGTAGGATCTCTTAAGACTACATCATAGTTCATAACTCTAGAACCAGGATATACCTTTACAACTGCATCTTGTACTTCTTTCTTAGAAGGAACCTTTAGTTCTGGGAAGAACATTTGAATAGACATATACTTACCACGCCACTGGAATGTGACATACATGGTCTGTCCATTTATTCTGGGAAGAGTTGTTGCTTCATAAGTATAGGTCTTACTACCAACTTTGGTATGTCCATATTTACCAGTTCTACCTGGACGTACTTGACCTAACTTACTACCTTTTCCAGAAACACCAGTTGATGTCTTACGTGCTCTCTTATGAGTAGGATGTAAAGTTGCTTTATCCTTTCCTTTCTTTGTGATTACAGCATCTTGGTTATACTCTTTACCAAGACGTTTCATTTGTTTCTTAAATTTCTTAAACTTCTTCTTAGGAGCATTAACAGCCATTGATGGTTCGCTGACTGTCTTTTTCTTACCTGTCTTCTCATCCTTCTCAGGATACTCACCTTTTACTTTCTTATATCCATATCCCATACTACGGATTTTCTTACCAAGTTCTTTATTACGGGCTTTGTTTTCCTTACTAGACTTGTCTGCTCTATTACCAGTTAAGACTGCAGTGCTACGACTTTTAGAATGCTGCACCTGACGTGACATACCACCTTCATCAAGTTCCACTTCCTCATTAGTATGAGCAAATGCTTTCTTCATTGCATCTAGTTTAAGATGAGGTGGAAGACTAGACTCTGCTTCCTTCCTCTTCTTCTCTGCATCCTTCTTTCTTTTCTTTGTATCAATAACCTCTATCTCTGGTTTCCAATCTTCAATCACCTCTCCTTCAGGTTTATATTCTTGTGCCATTACAGCATAAGGAGCAGTTTTTGGTTTTTTCTCTGTTGCTTTATCGTGTCTCTTTTTAGCTTTCTTCACTGCATCTATCATCTTTTCAGCAGTGCTTTTTTTATACTTAGATATTTTCATCTCATCTACAACTTCTTCCTTTGCCATCTTACGGAAAGTCTTGGCAAGGTTATACCTCTTACTACCAGGAGGGCAAGTTTCACTACCAAACTTCTCACCAGTACAAGGTTTATCCTTCCTCATATTCTTGGTGGCCTTCTGAATCCACTTCTTATCTTCGCTCACTCCTCCTCCTGCGGCACCGTTCCCATTGCCATTGCCGTTGCCAGAACTAGACCCATTAGTTCCTGAATGTCCATTGCCATTCTTGTTGCCGTTTTTCTTCGATTTTCGTCCATTCTCATCCTCAGGATCAGGTCTCAACCAGCCACGAGCTCCCACATAGTGTCCCTTGGGAATAGGCATACACTTCTTTTCCTTATTGCAAAAATATTTACCAGGAGGACAATCCTTCATAAAAAAATAGAAGTCTCCTTATATTTATCAGTATGTTCCCCTATACAACCAAGAATCATCATTCTTCTCATCTTCCCTATAATACAATAGTTCTCTTTTCAACAGCGTCAATTGCTGCTTTAATTCTTTATTCTCTTCTTCCAATACTTCAATATGTTCCTCGTAAATGGTGTACATACGTTCAAAATGTTGAATAACTATTTAATCATTTAATGTCCTCTTCAACTTCGTTACATTCCTTAGCAAGGTCTGCTGACATATTTCCACCTATCTCAGCACCTTGTTCCATACCCATCATAGTCATAGCACCAGCAAGTACCCATCCTACTACAGGAATAGATGCAACACCTGTTACTCCCACAGCAGCAGTACCTAAACCACCACCTACTAATCTACCTGTACCTTCTCCACTACCCCTTTTCTTAATACATGCAATAGTTGCAGCACTTAATCCTTTAGGATTACCTTGAGTATGAAGAGCACCTTCTGCCATATATTGATTTTCTATATGAGTTCTACTCTTACCAAATCCTAAGAATCCAGCAGGTTTATCCTGCCTCTTAACAGATACCATGACTTTAGGATCATGGGCTCGATAATTTATAAGATAACCATCCTTATCTGCTTTAACAGAATATGAGGTATACTCTCCAATTGGCAGATTAAGTTTAGGAAACTTTGTCTGTTGAGATATAATTCCGATCATCCCTAAATGGGAAACGCCCAGGAGAGTTCCCAGGCTTATTCCAATCCACTTTTTCATGGTATTCTATCCTCTATTTCAGAGTCCAGGTATTCCTTGCGGAGCGGCCGGCGAAGGAACACCACTAATAGAGGGATCCCCACCAGTAGGAGCAAGATCATTGGTGCCAAGAGGAAGTGATCCACCACCCAATCCACCAAGTGATCCAAGAGCAGCGTCAATAGCTTGCTGCTTGACGTTATCAATGATAGAATCTCTGTTGACAAATACAAATAAGCCACTGCTAACAATGGCAATAGATACAACGCCAGACGCAACAGCAATGACATTAATTACTTTTTGACAAGACATAATTTTTATACACTAGGGTTATTTTGTTTTGGAGGTTGAGTACCACCTATTTGAAGAGGTGCCTGTTCGATACGAATAATTTGAGCAGGAGCAGTTTGACTTGCTTTTTCAATTAATCGTTCCATATCTGCCTTAGATACTTGACCAGGAGCACTTGATCCATTACCATTCATCTTCATTGTACCATCACCCTTTTTGGATGCAGTCTGAATTCCGAACGAGGCTAAAACTCCAGTAAACACCGAAGCTATGAATGTGGGATCAATTTTCTGCTGAGGAACACCAGGGATAGCTACGTAATTTAACGTCAAGATCCCGCCGGACCACACAAGAACTCCAAGTCGTACAAATGTACTGACGATTGCTGCTTGCTCTTCGGCATCTGGTAGAATAGCGTCCTTTAGTTTACCTAAAGTACCCTTTTCTTCTTCCACAGTTTCTTTTTCTTCTTTAATTTCCTCTTTGACTTCCTCAGCCATTATAGCACACGTAAGGCTTAATATATATACGACTTAATTTTTACTTAACACCCATTGCCCATCTTTTAACCTGATTGACTCTTGCTAAATTTGCTCTATTATCTTGCACATCAACAAATTCTTTTGAAGCATCTACCATTCCTTCAATAGAATCATTACCATCAAGTCTGGTATGAAGAGTCATCTTTTCTGTAGGTATAACTCCGAAAAATCTATTGTATCTATCTTGTCCTGTTTCTCCTGGACCTTGAAAACCTTGGTCTAAAGGAGTCATATCATGAGGAAATAACTTTGGAATAAATCCCGCCATAGAAGGG